TCTGCAAGGGCCTTGGCCATAGCATTACCATAGTATGAACCAACAAGCGGAGCGTCAAATGAGCAGTAAAACTCTTGCTGAATCATTTCTTCTGGCATACCGGAATCTCTTTCATCTTCAATTGCTTGAGCAGTTACAGCTCTAGTATCTTCGATTGATAATACTTGGCTAAACCATTTTTCATTTTTTCTAGCCATATTCATTAAATCGTAACCGTGGTTTCTACCTCTGGCTGTATATATAAATACGGCCCAGCCACCATTCTCAGCTAGAATAGGTCTAATATAGTCCCAGGCTCTAGGGTCTTGGACCGAGTACTCTGAAAAGATTACACCTACAGGATTAGCACCGATTAATCTGTCTACGTTATCTGTACCGACTACCTGGTAGATCGAACCGTTCTTCAAGGTAAGTCTCATATCAGTATTATTCTTAGCGGATATAACTTCTTCTGGAAAATGATCTATGAACTTACGACCGTCCCTGGTCATGCCGTCCCAGGCAATCTTCCGTCCTTGGTTATATGTAGGAAACAAATGCCAATATAGTCCTGGTCTTTTTAATGCAGATACTGCACACCAGTTAATACTAGCTAAGTCTTTGCCAGCACGTCTGTGCCATACCGCCACGGCTCTAAGACCACCTTCTTCTAGAAAGTTCCAGAGAGGTAGTTGATAGTTACGAGGCTTCCAGTCTTTAGGTACCCTGATCTTCATCTAATTCGTTAAAGTTGACTACTTCAATAGTCATGTCTCCTGAGTGTACTGTATTCATATCTACGGCTTTACGTTTAGGCGCTACGTATTGAGCTAGTTCTTTAAAACATTGTAGTTTAAGTTCAGGTGAAGAGGTAGGGTCTGCTGCTATCATAGCCATACCTTCTATAGGGTCTACTCCTAAATCATCTAGACGATCTTGGATTTCTTGTGACCTCTTATTTTTACTGCCGGCAGGTCTTCCACTGCCCGGTCTTTTTCCGCCATTTGCCATAAGTCTATTTATACACCATTAAATTAAAAATGTACAATTATTTTACGAACTATATCCGATTACAAAAAGTACCCCGCCCCAAATTCGCGGTTGGTATGTATATGTGTGCACAGGCATACGAGCGCCCCCGGGCCCTTGTACGTAAACGCACACAAGTGCACGGCAGGATGTGAGTTTCCTGTTGTGACCTTACAAAGTAACAACTCACACATTACGGAGGTTAATATGTCTAAAACTACATATTACACTTTCACAAGTGTTGACGAGCTCAATAAGCAGTTCGGCGATACACCAGTGAAGAGAAGAACATGGCGTTTGCCTGCTCAACTCGTAGCTGCGTGGAAAGCTGGTCTGCCTACTGGTAAGCCTGTTACAATGTCAGACATTGCAAAATGGTCTGAGACTGTGAATGCTACTAGTGAGTGGTCTACTAAGTATGTACAATCACCAGCTAAGATAATTAACTACTATCTTAGCAGTGAGCGTGATGCTTGTATGACTGACGCACACGTGAAGATCGAGAACAAGTAAGCTCGATGCATGGATGATTAACGACACATGGATGTGTCACCAAAATAGGAGACTGTTATGAACATTGACCATCATAAGTGGGCAATATATCTTGATGGCAGACTCGTTAGACATGTGTCTGATAAGTTACCATTATATATGTTGCAACGCATGTTCGATGATTGGAAATTGTTTGTTGAATATGATGACATTAATCGTGTTATGCATATGCATCGCAATTATTAAATAACCCTAAAAAGTCCTCATGGATGAGGCCCATAGGTTAAGAGCCGGGAGGATGACAATATGAGTAGTTTTGTAGAAGACTCTACTTGTCCTAATTGTGGAAACCAAATGAACACTGAGACTAGTAATAGACCAGTGTTACATGTTACACACTTATGTGACCACTGTGGTTATTACATGAGATGTGTTTGGGGTATCTACGATGGGGAGACTTCAGAGCTTGGCTTTGAATCTCTAACTAGAGAGTAATATCATATCATGAGGTGATGCTTATGATTGTATAAGTGACAATTTGAACTGACACAACAACCCCATATCGTGGTTTCTGCTATAGGCAGGCAGAGATGGGCGCGAAGGATCGGGCGGTGTAGGGTACGGTAGGTACGGTACGGTGAGTACGGTACAGGGCGGGAGGAGGTACGAATTTAGAGCCAAGAGCTCCCCGAGAAGGGTCAAGATTACCGGATCAATCGCCCTGGCGCAGAATCAGTTAACCAAAGGGCCAGGAGGAGTAAATAATTATTTAAAAATCAAACACCTTGAACCCTTGCGGTTGATCTGAATGCCTCGGACCCTGGCGCCTGTCCCCGATAAAAGTTGATTTATTATCAATTACAACTGATTAATATTATATGTTAAATAGGAGTATACTTTATTAACTGGTTATAGTATAATCTATATAAGAATGAGAAATAATTTTCATTCTGTTAATTAAATTCTTAGAAAGGAGAATATAAAATGAAAAGTATGAGCATAGCTCCACAGGGAGCGGTTGCTCCTGCTGGACATAAAATAACTAGTAAAAATGTAGCAAAACCTAGTACGCCTAAGCAGGCTACCAGAGTTAGTAAAAGTAAGTTATTTAAGTTTGTAGATATTACGAAATTAGATAACTGGGATGATAAGCTTCCTAAACAGGCGAAGACTATATTATCCAACTTACCTAAGTTTGGTGTTAAGTATGAGGTTGAATATAGTTGGGAAGTAATAACTGAGGCTGTTCGTAAAATGGCAGCTGATGGGGTTTTACTGGGTAGAAAAGGTAGTCCAATTGCCCAACCAGCTTCTGCGATCTTAAATTTTTACAGAAATTATTTTAAAGGTCAGAAGGAGACAAAAATAACTTTAATCCAAGTTAACAAATAAAGGATTGGGGAGCTAGGAGTTATCTTAGCTCCCTTTTTTTATAAAAAATGGTGGAGACATTATCTGGTACGGAGGATAAAAAGAAGTTTATTTATTAATCAGCATATTATATAATATAATAATAAGAAATTATTCTTATTTATAAAGAAAGGAGGATCTATGGAAAATAGAGACGAAATTCTTTATGGTAGATATAAAAATGAGGAAGGTTTATCTAATAAAGAAATAAACTCCCTTATGGATATATATTCCGCTTCTGGCGGTCTCTCTCCAGATGACTGGTTGGGGACGGTTGGATATGATGAGATAGATAAGATGGTTAAGAAAAGACTACCTTATCCAGAGAATGGGACTGGTACGGAAGAGGAGAATTATACAAACTTCTTGAACGATAAAGTCTATCTCGTTGTTAGGAAGGCCATAGAGGAAAAAGTAGGATTATAATAAACTTGGGAGCCAGGGATTATCTTGGCTCCCTTTGGAGGACAATAATGACTAAAGTACAACAAGGTAAACTTGAAATATGTGAGGAAAAACTAGGCTTTGAATATGGAGGTATCTGGATCGTCGATCCTACAGTGTCGGAGTGCACTAGATTTATAATTAAAGACCCTTGTGCTTACTATGGTATTAGTAAGGAGCAATTAAAACAAATTATAGAATACAACAAGATAGGAGAATGCGAATGGCTAGAGAGCTAGTAAAAGTAAGTGATATATTACACGATGCTGAGTTTTACTTCTTTGCGAATGTAATAAAACACTTTCCAAAGACAACTACAGGTGATTCAGATCCTGGTACGAGCACAGCATGGAGTATACATAATGAAGATATGATTGTACATTGGTGGAAATATAACGCCAGTGAAGATTATGACCTTCAGTTATCTAATGGTGATATACTGAAACACGAAAAAATGTACACTTAGCTGGTGTTAGGGGACAGGTTATTTACTAGATCTTCATAACCTGTCCTTTTTCAGTTATTATATATAGGGATTTTTGAAGATTTTTATTTTAAAAAATATGTGCAGAGGCCAATAAATACAATATGCCAATAATATTGTTTAAAATCAACTATATAGGTAAGATCAAATTGTATTGGCCACTGTTTGACTGCCAATAATAAATAGGTGTATACTAATTTATTTACATATTATATAATAAAAGGATAGATATAACTGGGTTTATATCTTTAAACTAGAAAGGAGATTGTTATGATAATAGATATTTATAACGGTTTTAAGAAGACACTTACACGAACTGAGTGTGATTGTTGGAATACTACTCCTCAATCTTGTTGCCAAGTCACTTTTCAACGTGAATTGAAAAATGATCCTGCTAACAATATTAAGATTAGGCAAGTAGTATGGAAAACGGTACGCGATGTATAAACTAAAAGTGGATGTGGGCTACGATTGGCCCTTCCACGAGTTTTGTCAATTCTGCCAGGACCACGACTGTACCTTCAAGGTTATTGAAGCTCAGGGTCCAGGCGGCGGTAATCCCTATGTGGAATTCACGTTCCCAGAGATGCCATCCAAATCAGTCATGGAATTTTTCATGGTTACTAAGGAGGATATAGATAATGACTAAAGAAGAACAAAAAGCCATGCTAATTCGCGAGCTAGTAGACGACATTGGCTGGGAGTATGACAGAATGTCAGTCAGTGGTAAAGAAACTTATGTTAAGCTTTGTAAGCTACTCGGCTGGAAGTACGACACAGGAGAGGATAATGAGTAAGATAAAGATAAACGTTAAATTAGGACTTACTATAGACACGGAGGACCTTTCAGGTCCTTTCGTTGTCCAATACAGAGTAAATGACAAGAGCCCCAACTCCGTTATGCGTGCAGTTGGTGATCTTCTTAATGGTACGTTAAAAACGGCGGGGTGCGGTGACACCTCATTTTTAATCATAAACAGAGAGGCGAATAATGTTAGAAAAACAAAAACATAATATTGTAGAGGACTATATGCAGGATATTCTTGACAAGATGGACTTTTTAAGTAAACTTGTCAATGGTAATCGTCATATAAATGGTGATGAGAATACAAATAAGATATTTAACCATATTGATGCTGTTAATCGATCTTTAGGTAATCATCAAAAGAAAATAAAGGAATTAAGCGGCATGGAAGTGCTAATTGATGAATTAATTGCAATGGAGAGAAAAAAGCATGAAGAACAATCTGTCAAAAGATGAGGCACGCGCACTTATTGTTATATTAAGAGAACTATGTATGATTCTTAATGATAAGGAATATTTAAGGTTCAGGGTAGGTATGGACTTACCCTTGAATCAGGAATTGCCAAAAGAGTTTGGTACATCTAGTGATTTAGCGGGCTATATAGCTAAAATTATATTGGACAATAATTCAGATCCTTTACAAATGATAGTTAAGCTAGTTAAAATGCACGATGATACAGACGCTATTGGTGGTATGACAACAGACGAACTAATGGAAATGTATAAGGAGACTTTAAATCATGTCAAAGAAACAAAACACTAGAGGCGTGGGACGTCCTAAGGTACACCCTGAGGGCTATAATGCTCTCAAGGACCGTGTCGTAGTGACAATGCCTAAAGATGTACACAAGGTACTCAAACGAGCAGCCGAACAAGAGCAAAGGACAATTGTAGGACAGCTCAGGTACATGCTGATTCGTCAGCAGTATACTACAAAGAATTGGTCGGAACGAAAAGATGATCCGAATCCAACAAAGATAACTTCTATTTTTAAAACGGATTAAAAATGAGGTTAAATAGGGAATTACTTGTTATATAATATAATTTTAGTAATAAATGAAACGAAAGAAAGGAGACATTATGTCACACATGGTAGACACAATGGCGTACGCAGGGGAAACCCCTTGGCATGGTTTAGGTACTAAGGTTAAAGCTAACCTTACGCCTTTACAAATGCTTAAGGAAGCAGGCCTTGATTGGACTGTAGAGCGTAAGCCAGCATACCACAAAGATGCAGACAAGTATGTTATGTCAGAAGACTGGAATCTTTTAGTCAGATCTGATAATCAGAAAGTCCTAGGTCCTTGTGGTAAAAACTATTTACCTATACAAAATAAGCAAGCTTTCACGTTCTTTGATAAGTTCGTAAAAGCAGGCGATATGACTATGGGTACAGCGGGTTCACTAGACGAAGGACGCCAAGTATGGGGTCTTGCTAATATTAGGCAAGGCTTTAAACTTCCAGGCGGCGATGACGTCGAAGGACACTTACTTATTTCACATCCACACCAGTGGGGTAAAGCATTAACTATAATGTTCACACCTATACGTGTTGTGTGTAATAATACACTAACTATGGCATTAGGTGAAAAGGGCAACCGCTTCACGATGCCACATGTCCAGGAATTTAGCGCGGATATACAACTTAAGGCTCAAGAGGCCCTAGGTTTAGCTAAAGGACAGTTCAACGAGTTCAAGGAAACGGCCTCTTTCTTAGCCAAAAAACGCTATAAAGAAAAAGATCTGAACAGTTATATAATCCAGCAGTTCCATCCGACTATGAGACTAGACGATAACGTCTTGATTGATAGAGAAACATGGAACCGTACTTCACAATACATATTTGACTTGGTTCATAAACAACCTGGCGCTAATATGTCTGAGGGGTCATGGTGGTCAGCACTTAATGCGGTAACGTATTATATGGACCATAAAGCTGGTAGAGAGCGTGATACGTCACTTAAATCAGCCTGGTTTGGTTCTAGAGCTGCTAAGAAACGTACAGCACTCGCATTGGCAGTGGAATATGCAAAGGCTGCATAAGTATTACATATTCTTAAAGCCACAGGGAGGGAACGTGGGTCTGCCTAGGCAGGCTCGCGCCCTACTTAATATAATCCAGGTCCAAAGAACTATAGAAAAGAGAAAGTTAGTTAAATTAATTGCTTTCTCTAATGCTCTTAAGACTAAACAGGCTCCTGCGCGTATTATTACGTACTATGTTGGCATGTTAGTCCAAAGAGGTTTAGTCGAGGTCCTGATCACAACGAGGAAATTAGAAGATGATTAAAAACACAATACCAGAGTATGATTCTCAAACAGATATTACTGAAGGTGAATTTCATAGGTTCTGTAGAGTCCAAAGATCAGGAACAGTTAACATGGTGAGCTCAGATGCTCGCACATTAGCTTGTTTAGATAAGAAAGCTCATGAATCCATACTTAATAACTATGCCAGATTGGAGGGACTATATGGCCAACCCAAAGCGTAAAATAGATAAAACACATCTATCTATAGATAACGCAGAATCCCGGGGCTTTTTGCACCGGGATTACATTGCACATTGTCTTAGATGGACACATGTTGTTAAATATCTTGCTCAACAGCAACGATATAAGACAGCAAGGATATTAGATATTGGCTGTGGTAAAGAAATACCCATGGCTAAGCTAATGCATTCAAGTAGAATGGAACCAACTGCATACTATGCAGTCGATGTTAACAATCTTGTGCTTCCAGAACAGTTTAAGAATGCTAAATGGAAACCTGCACTAGCAGGTAAGACAGATGTTTGCGATCTTAGGCCTACAGACTTTGAATCTGTACCTAACATTATATCATGTTTTGAGGTTTTAGAACACGTTGCTCCTGAACATTCGAGGCGCATGCTTTCTAAAATATATGAACTATTAGAACCTGAAGGTATTGCTTTTATAAGTACACCATGCTGGGACCCACAAGTTGGGGCTGCTAATAATCATATCAATGAAATGACATATGAAGCACTAGGAGCTATGATCGAAGATGTAGGTTTTGGTATTCAAGGACACTGGGGTACCTTTGCTAGCATAAAGGACTATAAAGATGAACTAACACAAGCCCAAAAGGAGGTTTTTAATGATCTACGTACTTATTACGATACTAACTATCTCGCTACCATTATGGCACCACTAGTACCACACAAATCTAGGAATGTTATATGGCAGCTTGAAAAACCTGCTCATAATGAGACATATGGTAGACACTTTAAAAACTTAAGAGATGTCGAAGGTCAATGGTCTTCGTCAGATGATTGGAGGCAACTACAACCATGATACTACATAACGGAGGATTGGAGGCAACTACAACCATGATAAAAGAGATTAATGCTTTCTTAAGAAAGTTTAGGCTTGATTACGATGGAGGGCCTCGCAGCCTTCCATCTAATACGAGAAAAGAAAGAATTAGACATATGATAGAAGAAATTAGAGAATACGACAAAGCTACGACCGTAGAAGATGAGTTAGATGCTCTAGTAGATCTTGTATATCTAGCAATGGGTACTGCACGCATGCAAGGTCTTGACTTTGACGAGGCTTTTAAACGTGTGCATCACGCAAACATGCGTAAAGTACGACCAGAAGGTAATAATTGGGACGGAGATGTTAAATCTGGCATTGTAAAGCCAGAAGGATGGAAACCACCCAATTTACTGGATTTATGTGAATGATAATAATACTAGAAGGACCCGATGGCGTAGGTAAGACTACACTGGCTAAAGAGCTTTGTAAACAGCTTAAAGCTACTTATTTACACCTCGGGTATAGATGGAAAGATAAAATGTTTGATTATCACACAGCTGCCATACGTTATGCAGCTAGGCAAAATAAGCCTGTAATAATTGATCGATGGTGGCCTTCTGAGGCTATCTATGCAGAGGTATACAGAAATGGCTCCAAATGGCCATTACAGGGCCGTATGGCTGATCGTATCGCGCGTAAGTTTGGCGCAGTATATGTATATTGTCTGCCTGATAACAAACATGCTAAAAGATTTGAAGAATTAAAGAAGAAAAGATACGAAATGTATACAGATATGAGTAAAATATCAGAACTATTTAATAAATTATGGTATGGTGATAAAGAACATACTAATACTACTAACCACATAGACTTTTTAATAAGATCTGGTGGCTTACAGAACAGAGATGACCATATAATGTACAAAATATCAGAACATGGACATTATTTAGACTTATTTGCAGAAAGAGTTATAGACCTAGCTAAAATAAGACGTGAGCAGCAATATCAGCCAGCTCTAGACTACGAAGAATGGAATATGTTAGGTCATTTAGACAAAGCAGAATATTTGATTGTAGGCGAACAAGTTAACCCTAAACATAGAGAGCTATTTTGGCCATTCTATGAGTATGGTAATTCTAGTTTATATCTAGCGCAAAGTATGCACGATGCTAATATACCAGAAGAAACTATAATGTTTTGTAATGCTTACGACCACGATCAACAAATTAATAAACATATAGCCACATTAGCTTCCTCTGGAAAGCTAAAAGTGGTTACCCTAGGGGGACATGCGGCGGATACCGTAGCTGAACTTGGAGTTATACCCCATAAAGAGCTACCGCATCCGTCGTATGCTAAAAGATTTGGCAAAGTAAACTTAACGGAGGTATTAAAAAATGTCATTGTATGTAAACGATGTTTGGATTGAAACATTGAAACAAGTAATAGAGCACGGTAGGGATATAAAACCCAGAGGTTTGTGTACCAAGGAATTTTGTAAAACTACAGTAGTTAATATGAATTACCCAATCTTAACAATAAAAAAGAGGAAGCTAGGTTATAAATTTATGGCTGCAGAAGCTCATTGGATTTTAACTGGTGATAATAGAGTAGAGTCAATAGCACCTTATTCAAAGGCCATAAGCTATTATTCAGACAATGGTTATACGTTTTTTGGAGCGTATGGTCCTAAATTTGTAGATCAACTTGATCATGTTTTTAACACTTTATCCCATGATAAAGATTCTAGGCAAGCAGTTATAAATATATGGCGAGAGAAACCGCCTAAAACAAAAGATGTCCCATGTACACTTAATTTACAGTGGACTATTAGAGATGGATGTCTTGAATGTCATGCTAATATGAGGTCATCTGACTTATGGTTAGGTTGGCCGTATGATGTATTTAACTTTAGTATGATGTCTAGGTACATATTACATCATTTAGAGCATGGTGAGTATGAAGGTCTGAAACTAGGAATGTTATACTTACACTCAAGCTGTATGCACTTATATGAGACAGATAGAAAAAAAGCAGAAGATTGTATTAAAGACCCTGTTAGGCACATAGAGCCAGTAATAAATTCATTAAATGCTTATAATTTAAAAGGAATATTACTTGAGTTAAAGGAGAAAGGATTCAAATGGCGAGAATAGAGAAATCAGAGTACTTTTTAGCTCTTGCTAAATTAGCTTCTATGAGAAGTACTTGTGTAAGGCGTAAAGTTGGCTGTGTTTTGACAGATAGTAAAGCACATATCATTGGAATAGGATATAATGGTGTAGCTGCAGGTGAAAGGCATTGTAGTGAGACACAATGTCCTGGGGCTAATCATAAATCAGGAGAGGGGTTAGATCATTGTGAAGCAATACACGCAGAACAAAATGCTATACTACAATGTAGAGACCCTCAAAAAATATCGGTGGCTTATGTTACAACTGCACCTTGTGTTAGCTGTACTAAGCTTTTATTAAACACATCTTGTGATTTTATAGTCTTTTTAGAAGACTATCCTAACTCAGGATTAAAAATATGGAATAGAGGTTGGACACAACATGGACCAATTAACAATGTTTTTACCCAAATCATCATGGAAAGCACCAAGAGAATTACCTGAGCTAATAGGAGCTAAGGTTGTATCGCTAGATACAGAAACTTATGACCCTAACTTAATGAAGTATGGGCCTGGTGGTGTTAAACGTGATGGTAAGCTAGTAGGTATATCTATATGTACTGACACTGGCTACAAGGGCTACTTCCCAATAAACCATGAGGGTGGCGGTAATTTAGATAAAGATAACGTATTACGCTGGGCTAAAGATATATTTGGCAGAGATACTATTAAAGTTGGCGCTAACCTACTATATGACTTAGAGTGGCTAAGAGCTTATGGTATAGAGGTTAACGGGCCACTTAGAGATATACAAATAGCAGAACCTTTAATGAATGAAGAACTACAAGGTGGCTATAGCTTAAATCAACTAGCTAAAAAATACTTACACACAGAAAAAAATGAAAAGTTACTTACTGAAGTAGCTAAAATACTAAAAGTAAATCCTAAGTCAGAGATGTATAAATTACATGCTAAATATGTAGGACCATACGCAGAAGCTGATGCAGAACTTCCTTTAAAGATCTGGCAACTACAAGAACCTGAATTAAAAAGATTAGATTTGTGGGATATATTTGAACTAGAGTCAAGACTATTAAATGTAATATTAGATATGAAGTTTAAAGGTGTTAGTGTAGACCTAGACAAAGCAGAACATCTAAATGAAAGGTATTTACTAGAAGAAGCTAAGTTATTAAAAGATATAAGAGATGACTGTGGCATGTTGATAGAACCATGGTCACAAGATGATCTTGCAAAAGCATTTAAAAAGCTAGGTATATGGTACCCAACAACCGCTAGAGGTAATGCTTCATTTGTAGCAAACTGGCTAGATGTACATGAACATGAATTTCCTAGAAAGATAGCTCATTGGCGAAAAACTTGTAAGATGAGACGAGATTTTATACAAGGCACAATACTAGAACACAACCACAACGGCAAAATTCATTGCCAGCTACACTCACTAAGAAAAGACTCTGATGGCACGCGTACAGGCAGGTTTAGTAGTAGTACACCTAACCTACAGCAAATACCTGCAAGAGACGACCACTGGGGACCTCTAGTAAGGTCTTTATTTATACCTGATAAAGGTAAACAATGGTTGTGTGCAGACTATTCACAACAAGAGCCTAGAGTATTATTACACTACTCATATTTAAGAAGATTAAGAGGAGCTGAAGAAGCTGTAGAGTTATTTAACTCCGATGCTGATGCAGACTTTCATCGGATTGTGTCCGAAATGGCAGATATCCCCCGAAAAGATGCTAAAGTTATCAATTTAGGCATGTTTTATGGAATGGGTATATATAAGCTATCCCAAATGCTAGGACTAGAAATGTCTGAAGCAAAGCCACTGTTTGAACAGTATCATCAACGAGTACCGTTTGTCCGACAACTTGCTCAAGAGTGCTCAGCTGCTGCGTCACAAAGAGGGTATGTTAGAACTTTACTTGGTAGACAAAGACATTTTGATGTGTGGGAACCAGCTGATTTTAGAAATAAGTGGCCTAACAGAGAGATACCTTTAGACCGAGAAGCTGCTCTTAAAATATGGTCTGATCGTCCTTTAAGACGTAGTAATACACACAAAGCTCTTAACGCTCTAGTACAAGGTTCATCTGCTGACATGCTAAAGAAAGCTATGTTAGACTTATATGACGCTGGTTTAATTGCTCACCTAACAGTTCATGATGAATTAGACTTTTCAATAGAATCAAACCAGGATATTATACAAATAAAAGAGATAATGGAAAATTGTGTCAACTTAAAAGTACCACTTAAAGTGGATGCAGAAGTTGGTCCTAACTGGGGAGAGATAAAATGACAGAAGCACAACTTCATACACTATTAAAAAAACATATTGAAGGTCACTGGTGCCGTGTTGAAAATACAATTGGTGCTGGTATGCCAGACGTAAATGTAGTTCACAACGGAATAGAACTATGGATAGAACTTAAAATAATTAAAGGCAACTACTTGCTCTTTGAATGGTCTCAGATCAATTGGTTTAATTGTAGACGGCTACACGGTATGGAAAACATATATGTAGTAGCTAGAAATGCAGATACAATTATGATAGTTAAGGCTTCAGATATTAAAAAAGAAATGGTAAAAAAGAAAGCACAAAAAGCTGGTATACGAATTGATGATGATTTGATACACCAAAACTTTTACAAGCCATGGGACTGGGATGAGATAGCAACATCTTTGTTTTATTAAAAGTATAAAAAGTTATTTACTTTTGATATAATAGAATATAATAAAATATTATTTAGAAAGGAGATATTAATGACAGTATATGTCGTACAGGAAGTTGACGGCTTTAATATTCTACCAGCCACACGGTTTGGTGATATTAAAATTTTATTGCCTTCAGGACAGGTAGCTTTTTCATCAGGGCCTACTGTAAATAGGATTAAATCTAATTTACGTAAGTATACTTTTGAAGATTATTTGTTAATGATTGGAGATCCTGCTGCCATCGCTATTGCGGCTGCTTATGCATCTACTTTAGCTAACGGTAAGTTTCGATTATTAAAATGGGATAGACAAGAGAAACAGTATATCCCTATAACAGTAGATATTAGCGGAGGTAAATCATGACTGATATCAAAGTAAACGATAAGCAACTTAAAATAGTTTCAGAACTAGCTAGCTATCAACTAATCCTAGAGAAAAAGATTAAGTTAAAAGAGCAAGAACTGTCTACTTTAAAAGATCAGCATAAGCAAGTAAGTCAGACAGATTTACCTGAAGCTTTAGCTGAGACTGGTTTATCAGAAATAAAACTATTGGATGGCAGTAAAATATCTGTCAATCAATTTTATAATGCTAGTATTCCTAAAGATAAGGTTGAACAAGCTTTTACTTGGTTGCGTGACAATGGTCATGAAGATCTTATAAAGAATACTATTACATGTGACTTTGGACGTGGCGAAGACGGTAATGCTAAAGTGTTAAAAGAAACACTCACTGGCTCTGGCGTCTCCTACACTGACAAAACGGCTGTTCATCCACAGACACTTAAAGCGTTTGTGCGTGAGCAAGTAGAGTCTGGACAGAACTTGCCCCTGGACTTACTCGGTGTATATATTGGGCAAAAATCTGTAATCAAAGGAGGTTAGTATCATGGCTCGTGATATAACTAAGAAAAAGGAGCATCTACCTACAGAGATTAATTTCGCTGAGGACGCTAACGCAGGTCTTAATGACTTGAGTGCGCAAGATGTAGCTATACCATTTTTTGTACTGTTACAAAAGATGAGCCCACAACTAGATTCTGTTGAGGGTGCTAAAGCTGGTCAGATCTTTAATACTGTAACTAATGAAGTTTGTGATGAACTTCTAGTTATACCGTGTGCTTATAAGCGTGAGTTCGTAGAATGGACACCACGTGAACAAGGCGGTGGGTTGGTCGCGCAACATAGTATTGATAGTACGACACTTAAGCAGGCTATTAGATCGCCTGAAGGACGATTGACATCCAAAGCGGGTAACTGGCTGGTGGAGACAGCCTATCACTTTGTGTTGGCGATGACCAAAAATGGAGTAGAGCGTGGGCTTATTACCATGACATCTACACAACTTAAAAAGAACAGACGTTGGAATAGTCTAATGGCTGGTATTAAGTTGAAAGATGCTGAAGGTAAAATGTTTACGCCTGGGAGATATAGTCATTTCTATAAGCTTAGTTCTCAACAAGAACAAAATGATAAAGGCTCATGGTATGGCTGGAATATAGAACTAGAAGGTCAGGTTTCTGATAAAGAAATGTATGACACTGGTAAATTATTTGCAGCCTCTATATCTGAAGGTGACGTTAAAGTAGCGGCACCGGTTCAAGAGGAACAAACTTCGCACTTTTAGCTCATTTTAAGTGCGGGCGGCTTAGGTTTTCTTATTCCTAAGCCGCTTAGAGGGGTATTATGAATAAAGAATTTTATGAACTATTTGAAGGATTAACCAGAGCTCATGGTGAGTACACACTAAGTGGTAAGCTAAGAGCTGATGGTAAAAAAGAAGGTAGAGCAACTACGGTCAGACAAGACGTTACCCTAGAGAAATGGGAAGCTCACCTCACAGGAAAAAAAGGATTAGGTATAATACCTATTAATGATAATTCAATGTGCAAGTTTGGTGCCATTGATGTAGATGTATATAAAGACCTAGACTATAACAAGATACTTCTTAAGGTTAAAAACTTTAAGTTACCCCTTTACGCTTGTAAGTCTAAATCAGGCGGTGTTCACTTATACTTGTTCTTGCATGAGTGGACACCTGCTCTACTAGTACAAACAAAACTAAAAGAATTTGCAGCTATGCTAGGTTTTGGAGGATCAGAAATATTTCCTAAACAAACAGAGATACTAGCAGACAGAGGAGACATAGGTCAATGGATTAATATGCCTTACTTTGGTGATGAGCGTTGGTTTAATGGAAAGTCTCCTAAAGAATTTTTAAAATCAATAAAGAAAGTAGATATAAAAGACTTAGATAAATTAGTAGAACCTGTAGGTGATACATTTGAAGATGGCCCACCTTGCCTGCAACACTTAGCTGGTCAAGGGTTTCCTGCAGGCACACGTAATAATGGCCTATTCAATATTGCTGTGTACTGTCGAAAAAGTAATCCAGATAATTGGGAAGCAGATGTAGATAAATATAATGTAGAATGTATGGACCCACCACTACCTAGTTCAGAGGTCCAAGGTGTTATAAAATCTGCCAATAGAAAAGATTATCATTATACCTGTAGCCGGGCTCCCATAGCTCCGTACTGCAATGCGCCAGTCTGTAAGCTAAGGAAGTTCGGTATAGAGGGTAGTAATGATATGCCAACTGTGCATAGCTTAACTAAGTTTGATTCTAACCCACCGATCTGGTTTTTAGATATTGAAGGTGGTGGTCGCTTAGAACTAGAGACAGACGACTTACAAAACCAAAGAAGATTTCAAAAGAAATGTATGGAAAAATTAAACCTTATGCCTAGTAAAATATCAGAACCTGCTTGGGGAAAACTTATAAATCATCTTATGGAAAATTTAACTGTCATACCTGCACCAGCTGACGCTAGTCCTATAGGCCAGTTGTTTGAGCACATTGAAAGGTTTTGTAATGGTAGAGTACAAGCTAAAAATAAAGATGAATTACTATTAGGTAAACCTTGGCTAGAAGATAATAGACACTACTTTAGAATTACAGATCTTATGGCTTACTTAGATAGAATGCATTTTAGAGACTATAAAGTAAACCAAGTAACAGCTATACTTAAGAATAATAAAGCTGAACATCACTTTTTTAATTGCAAAGGCAAAGGAATTAACTGCTGGTCTATACCAGCATTTACTAAACATGAAGGCGAGTTTGAAGTACCAGTAGAGGGAACTAATGAAGTCCCGTTCTGATTGGAATATAATATTTGGACCACCTGGTACTGGTAAAACTACCACAGGTATGAAATTTATAGAAGATAAGTTAGCTGATAGTATATCACCAACACAAATAGGCTACTTAGCTTTTACACGCAAAGCAGCTTTTGAAGCTCGATCTAGGGCTGAAGATAAGTTTGGGTTTACTAAAGATGATATGCCATACTTTAGAACTATACATAGTCTATGCTTTATGCAGCTAGGTATTAAACCTAACCAGATGATGCAGAAGTCTGACTACAAAGAATTAGGAATGTTGCTTGGTATTAATGTATCAGGTAGTGCTATGAATGAAGATGTATATTCATTGGGCATGCCGTTAGGTGATAGGTTATTTTTTTTAGATAACTTAGCTAGAATATCTATGACATCTATAAAAGATATTTATGACTCAACAGTAGATGATGACTTTGATTTTGAACAGCTTAAAATAGTCTCTAAGGGTCTTAAAAGATATAAAGAGATACGTAATATTATAGACTTCACAGACTTACTATATAAATATTTAGATGAAGGCTTTGAGCCTAGTCTAAAAGCTTTGTTTGTAGACGAAGCACAAGACCTTAGTAAGTTACAATGGAATGTGATACACAAGGTAAGTAAAAATGTTCCTGAGATATATGCTGCTGGAGACGACGACCAAGCTATATACCGTTGGGCAGGAGCTTCTGTTAAAGACTTTACAGATCTACAAGGCAATAAAAAAGTATTATCTCATTCATATAGAATACCACGTCAAGTACATAAGCTAGCTAATACTATACTAGAGAATATACCTGACCGTGTAGATAAAGAGTTTACACCACGTGATTTTGAGGGCTACGTAGAATACCACTATTCTGCAGACGATCTTCCACTAGAAAAAGGAGAGTGGTTGTTACTAGCGCGGAACTCTTATATGTTAACAGACTATGAAAGGATATGTGAACAAGGTGGTTACTCTTATGAATCACCTACACGTAAACCTTTAGAGTCAGATGCTTTACTTGCAATAAGGTCATGGACTAAAATGTGTAAAGGAGATAAAATAGCTGGATCAGATTTAAAGAGAATAAAAAAGTACTATTCATTTAGAATGAGAATAGATGATGAAAGATTATATAGTTTAGAAGATACAAAATTAGAATCTGCTTTTTGGTATGATTGTTTTGATAAACTTAACCCTAGACTAAGAGAATATTTCTTAGCAGCAAAGAGACATGGTGAATCTTTAACAAAACCTAGGATTAAGATAAATACTATACACGGAGTTAAAGGAGGTGAAGCAGATCATGTAGCAATTATGACTGACATGGCAGCTCGATCTTTTACACACATGGAAAAATACCCTGAAGATGAGCATCGAGTGTTCTATGTAGCACTTACGCGCGCAAAATGCGGTATTCACATCATTCAACCAACGTCTCGGAATTATTACGATATATGAGTTCCTTAGACGCGCACAGTGAGACTTTTATAGTATGAGCCATAGTAACATATATCCGTTTAAAACTAAGCCCTATGAGCATCAGAGGCAAGCCTGGGAGACTAGTAAGGATAAGTCTGAGTATGCTTTGTTTATGGAAATGGGCACAGGCAAATCTAAGGTAGCTATTGATACCTTTTCATATCTTTATGATAAAGGAGCCATTGATTCAGTATTAATTATAGCACCTAAAGGAGTATATATGAATTGGATTAATAGTGAATTACCAGCTCATCTCCCTGACCACATAAAATCTGTAATAGCTAACTGGGCAGCCAGTCCTAAAAAGAAAGAAAAGATATTATTAGAAAAAGTAGCAACCACAATCCATGATTTAAGAATATTAGTTATGAATGTAGAAGCTTTCTCAACGACTAAGGGTATGAAGTATGCTAAGAAATTTGTAGACTTAGGAAGTACTATGGTTATAGTAGATGAATCAACGACTATTAAAAACCCTACCGCGATGCGTACTAAGAATATAATTAAAGTATCTGTACAAGCTAAGTACAAAAGAATTTTAACAGGTGAGCCTGTAACTAGATCGCCACTAGATCTATATACTCAGTGCCAGTTTCTTAACCCAGTAATATTAGGATTCAGTAGTTACTATAGCTTTAGAAATAGATATGCTATCATGATTAATATGTCTAAGGGTACTAGAAGTTTTAAACAGATTGTGGGTTATCAGAGACTAGAAGAACTATCTGAACTAGTTAAGTCATTTAGCTATCGATGCAAGAAAGAAGATTGTCTTACACTACCAGAAAAAATATACCAGTATAGATTTGTTGAACTTACTGCAGAGCAAAAAACCGTATATAAAGAATTAACTGAAAAGGCCTTTGCAGAATTAGAAGGTAAACCTTTAACTGTGCAAAACGTGTTAACATCTATGTTAAGACTTCATCAAATAACTTGCGGTCATTTTAAATCAGATGATGGCACTGTAACTAGTATTAAAAATAATAGGCTTAACGAACTAATGAATGTATTATCTGAAGCACCTGATAAAGTTATTATATGGGCTAGCTACGTACACGACATACAAAGCATATGTAATAGTATTAAAAAAGAATATGGACCTGATTCTTATGTAGCTTATTACGGAGCAGTCACTAATGATGACAGGCAGGTAGCCGTTAAAAGATTTCAAGAAGACCCAAATTGCCGATTCTTTATTGGTAATCCTCAGACTGGTGGCTTTGGCCTCACACTAACAGCGGCCAGCTCTGTTGTATATTATTCTAATAGCTATAACTTAGAACATAGAATACAGTCTGAAGATCGTGCCCACCGTATAGGACAGAAAAATAATGTAGTATACGTAGACTTAATATGCACTGGCACAGTTGACGAGCGTATAGTAAAATCATTAAGAGACAAGCGACAAATAGCTACGCAAGTAATGGGAGAACAATGGAAAGAATGGCTAAGATTAAAATAAGTTCTACCCAAGATATTTTAGGTGATTGCCAGTAAGTTCTAAATGAATTAGGCCAGTAGTGAAACAAAGCCGTCAAAAGTATAGCAGATATTATTGCTTCTAGTATCATAACCAGCCTTTTAACTTCTTAAGCAAAGGCCTTGGTATAGGCAATCTCTTTATGTTTTTGATCCAAGTTTTATCTAGCACAAGACTTCCGTCTATGTCTGTGCTACTTTCATCTCCTGACATATGAGATACTATTGTAATAGTCTTACTATCTTCTGCTATTACTACCCCTATAGAAATACAGTCAGCAAGTTGTGACTTAACTTCGTCAACACTAGTCCAGCCATGCGTAGGGCTTATTGCATCTTCCCAATTAATTATGACTAATCGGGGTAAAGTCTTCTGTTCCATAATATCTAGTCCTACCGTGTTTCTTTAAGTAATCTTTGCGTCTCATAACTATTCTACACTTGTTACAAGTAAGGTCTACATATAGTAATTGTACACCTAATTGACGAGCTTGTTTATTAATTATTCTTGACCGTATAGCTTTACTACCATCTTTGTTGAATCTATTAGCTTGCCAAGAGGCTACCTTAACATCTAGTAGTAATACTTTATGTGTCTTTTGGTGTATAGCTACGAGGTCTACAGGCCCTTGTGGAGCCCTGTTTTTAAACACCCAATACCCCTTACTGATCAACCAGGCTTCAGCGACTGCTTCACCTAGGTGACCCTTGTCCGTGTGTTTCATTGAGCTAGTGGATTAGTACTCTTCTTTTGTAGTTGCTCTATATCTTTTTTAATTGCTGTTATTTCTTTTTGATCAATGGCTTGTGATTCAAGTACTTCTACCCTTTGTATTAATTGACCTTGATACACAAACAATCCACCTATTGTGATTGCTAAACCTATTATACCAGCTATTGTCTTAATGTCCATAGTTTGTCCTCATATTTATTATTTGAGTATATATTCCTTATATCTACATAACTGCTAGCAATGTATGAATCTATATTAGCATCAATTATTTCTGGTTGTACAAATATATTTGCATTAACCTGGGCATATTCATTTAGTATTTTGTTTTTCTGCATTGCCTTAGCTACAATTAATTGAGTTGCTTTAAGCTGACCGTCTATAGTTTTAATTTTATCAGCTACTTTTATACTAATTTCTTCTACGCTGATGTCAATATCATTTCCGCTATTGCTTGCAGCTCTAGGCTGTTCTTCGTTTGTTTCGACTTCAGAAACTGTTGCTTCTGGTTCTGCTTCAGTTCCCTCAGTTTCTTCTGACGCAGCTTCCATTGGAGCTTCGATAATTTCTTCATAAACTTCCTCCATAATTTCTATTTCTTCTTCTACTATCTCTACAGGTATTTCTTCTACTATTTCAACTGCGAGTACTATAGTTTCTTCTACAAATTCCTCTTCTATTGTTTTGATCTGAATTATTTCTTCTACAAATTCTTCAATCATAACTTCTATTATTTCAGGCTCTTGTAGTATTATTTCAGGAAGCTCTTCTATTTCTATGTTTGCAACTTCTAATATCTCTTCAATAAATTGTTGAGATAGCACCGTATTATCATACGTCATTGTCACTGAGATGTTGTCTAGGTTAGGGCCACCAAGATTGTTAGGAGCATTAGCATCAGAGCCACTAATAAAAATATTTCCAAGGTTACTACTAACCCCTGTATACGAGACAGAATCTGTGAAATCCTTGCCATTAATTCCTGTAACATTAGTTCTCTCCTGTGTAGTTGTAGCTAACACGTTATTATCTGAATCTCTGATCTGTAGTCTGATGGTAAAAGTATCAGCCCCGCCTTGGCCACCCCAACAACCTGCAACACTACATTCACCGTTTTGTACTTGGACACTAGAGTTTAGAGTAACACCATTGTCGAGCATTTGCTGTGTGATAACGTCTGTGGTAAGAGCAAAGCTCTGCTCAATAGAACCGTTATCCCCAAACTCTAGGTCGTAGTTGGAACCGCAACAATCTCCCAGTACGGTTACATCTCCCGTAGCAGTCCAACCAGTATAGTTATTATTTTCAAAATTACTATTTGTTATAAGGTTATTAGTAGTTATTTCTTCTGCAAATAGAGTCAATGGAAACAACAATAAAAATATTAATCGTTCCATGACATTGACCTCTTGTCAGAAGATAATTTTGTTTTTCTTTTCTCTAGCCATTTTGCTTTAGCTTCATTGCCGATCAATCCGTCTATAGGGCACGGGGTCCCCGCGTCCATCATAGCTTGCCATATACTTTCGTCTTGGCACATCAAAGATATTGCTGCTACTTTCATACCTAATGCATTTAGTACCTTAGACTTTTTTCTGCGCTCACACTCTGGGTCTGTGTAGTAACTACCATATGTGCCACTAAATCCAATGACCGTGATTCCTGCTGCTAGTGGTATAACACAAGAGTCTTGTCCATAGACAGACATAGCTGGAGCATTAGACGGGTTTACAGCAGTCTTAGTATTAGTGCTGTTATTAGTTTCGTTATTGGTTGTGCTGTTAGAACTAGAGCCTGATTGGTATGTAGTGCTTGACTCATAACCACCAGTTATGGCAGTGTTAGAACCAGCATTATTAGACTGGGTATTTGTAGTAGCACCTGATGAGGTTACATCTGCTAAACTTTGTTCAATACCTAGTAATATAATAATAATCAAAAGTACTAATATAGCTTTCTTTTTCATTACTTCCTCGTTAGTGATCCGCCAAAGTATAGTCCAATGATTGAGAATATTGTGTGTGATTGGAGTGGTCCAATTACTATTCCTGTCATAGGTTGCCATTTAGTTACATCATAATC